GTTAACACATACGCACACACAAATGCAATTGACTTGATTGAGTCAAGCTATACGCCATCTATCGGCGTTATAAATCGGTAGATATTATAGTATTCCGAAAATAGCAAATTATCCGGAAGTGAACATGGCGAACCATGTTGGACTACTATGATAGCGCTTGCACGCTTAGACTGCTTGACAATAGAGGAAACTCTCTCGTAGGCCTTTTTAGGTTCAACTACGTAGCATCATGTTTGGTTACTTTTGTGTGTGTGTTTTTGTTAGCGAAACACCGAAGTATGCAACCCTTTTTCAAACAGAATATAAGAATATGATCAACGAAAACTTAAACGAAATTAGCTCTGTTGGAAACCAAAACAACGTTATTGGCGCGCCCATTGAATTGGGACAAGTATCTGGAAGGAACCCAGAGGCTGTTAATATGCCCCGTACCCCGTCCGCTTTGTCGTTTGAAACCATTTTTGAACAAGAGTATTACGAAAGTTCAGAAGGTGAAAGTTATATTTTGGAAGATAAAGTTGTAAATATGTATAATAATGCTAATGTGTATAATTTTGATGTAAATATGTATAATGGTGATAATAATGTAGAAATAACTCAACATATGCCTGGTTTTGATTTTGAAACTTGTACTGATATGTTTACTTTTTCTGATGATAACCCATTCGATGACTTGGCTAGCAATCTATTTAGCGAACCAAATGTATATAATGTTGATACTGTAAATATTAATGGTATTAGAGCTCAATTTACTGGCAGATTGAATGTTAGAAAGATTGTTGCGTCTCACATTTGGAATTGTCTTAGTAATGATATTCCTTTGCCGACACTTTTTGCGCGTGGCTCAGAACCAGTGAAATGTATTATTTCTTGTAATATTGGGATTTCAAGTTTCCCTAAAACCTGTACATATTACGCAGTTAAAGTTGTTTCTAAGAGAAGAAAGTTGGTTTGTAACTATTTAGTTTGCGTTGAAACAAATCCTGGACCATTTAATCAAAGCGTCATTCACTTAGAGGAAGAAAGTTTTCTAAGTGGTGCTATTGTTCAAACCAGTGCCGAAGATTATGTTCTGAATCCTTGCAAGGGATCGGAACCTATCTGGCTAAATGAAGCTCTTTTTGAACAATATTTTCAACAGGTAGCTTATGTTCATATTAATATTAAGGGCGAGGACAAAATAAGGAGGTATAATTTAGAGTATTTTTCCCTTGAAGCTTTCGTAGCTGGGGGATCTCATTTGGTTAATACTTATGGATATGAACCAAGTATAACTCTATTCTTGGTACCAAAGTCTGAAGTAGCTCAATTGTTGTTATGTGATGATTATCTGACTATGAAGAAGGCATTAGGTGAAGCTGAGCCTTATGATTATAATTCTAAATTTGCAGAATTAGCTTCATTCACTGTTTCAACTAATACTAGT